AATTATTTAGAAAGACACAGTATTAGTGTTGCCATGATAAACATGGTGGCTAGTATTTATATAGTTGAAGCAGTAATCAGCTTTGTTGGTTACATATTAAAAATAGTGGGGGTGGCGTAATGGGAATGTATGTTGATATTTATACACAAAGAGAACATCCAGACGACTTGTTTTACGGAGAAGATTGCACAAATGGTGGTGAGTCTTCTTACGTCAAAGGGTTTTGTGTGACCAATGTGGATGGACCTTTCAATCCTTGTGAAGATTATCCAGCAGCAAAATTGATTAAACAAGAATTTGGGTTTGGGTGTTCTTTAAAAATAGTGCCTGAGTCAAAATTAGATAAGGCTACCTCTTTTGGTGGTAACTTTGCTTCTACTTCTGACTCAAGATTCGGCGACAAATGCAGAGAATTAATGGGTGAGGACATTGGCAATGTTTACGGGTTAGGTCCTGTACCAATACACGACAGAGTAGAATAAAAAAAAGGAGGTGAGTGATGGAAGAGTATCTAATTAATAATGGCTTTACTTGTTATCTGTATAAAGGAGATAAGTATTGGTCTAAATCTGAATTAAATTATCCTTTTATAAAAACGACAGTTTAACGACACGCTAACAATCTAAATTGCCACATGATAAACTTATTGTGTGGCAGACGAATATCAATTAAAAAACTATCTTCTCTCTATGCAATCGCATTGGGGTATATCTCATAGTACCTATAACGCAGTACAAGAATCACTACCAATCATAGCTAAGTTCACTGGACAGGACGGTGTTGGTAAGATGCAGAAGACACCTATCAATAAACAGCTAAAGAAGATACACCCTGACATCTACAAGATACCTCTATTCAGAAGACAGTTTTGTAAGATGTTACTTGATGAGATCAAGAACATTAATTTTGAAACCAACGAAGATGAAGATGAGCTGAGACAGATACCTGAAATCGTTTTAAAAGAAAAGGTGCCTGAGCTACATCGCAACATGTGGTTTATCGTTAGGACGATATTAAATCCTATCTTCTTTTCTATCTGGCAACGCAACTGTGGAGATATAGCTTCTGTCCAAATAGCTAATTACAATTTAAAAGATAAACAACAAGGCAACTGGCACCATGACGATTCTTCTGATATTAGTGTGGTGGTACCGCTTAATACTGGTAAGTATGAAGGTGGCGGTACTGAGTTTCATAATTACGGTGAAGTCGATCCGTTGCCTACAGGACACGCACTTATTTTTCCCAGCTTTACACAAATGCACCGAGGTCTACCTATAGAAATGGGCGACCGTTATCTGTTGGTCTTTTGGTTATACGATAGGAAACGAGTGCAGTGGTTTATAGAGAACGACTTACCATAGATCGGTTAACTCTACTACCTGTGTTCCTTTCACGTTATAAGGAAGATACTCCCCAGATTTTTCTGCTTCTAGCATTGCATGTAATGCTTGTTCGTTCTTAGCTTGTCCATACTTGATAGCTTCGTCTGACATTTCATACACAACGTAAGGATAAGGTTGTGCTTTTTCCTGTGCTAAGAAAGAAAAACCTTCTACTGGCAAACCAACCGCACGACACGCATCAATGTATAAAGATGCTTGCATGTGGTAACGAAAGCTATTAATAGCCGTTTTAAAGCCTCTAGGAGACGCATCACGGCACGTTTTTAAATCCCACACCCTCTTGCCATCATACCAGTCTAAACGTGACTTAAATGGCTGGTTATAGAGTTGATAACACAAAGTCAGCTCAGTCTTGTCATTCTCTCCGTCTGGTATTAGGTCGGCTATTATCTCTCTGCGCTCCATACAGACATCGTAAAGCGTTTCTGATATAGGGGTTAGGTTACCTACTTGTTCTTTAAATTCAGCGTATGCTGCCTTGCCATCCTTCGTTCTGCGGTCAAATTTAGGCTCTATAATGAACTCTTTATCAAAGTTGTGTAGCTCTAAGAATACCGTGTGTTGCACTCGACCTTCTAACAGGGCTGGTGATTCCTCAAAACCTTTTTTATTTTTCCAGCTGTATATACATTTATCTACATCTTTTAGATCAGACGCTCTATACGCTGGTATCTCGTTGTACTCTTCAAACGGCATGTCTTCATACACACCTTCTTTAAACTCCATCATCTATCTCCTCCATTTCTTCTTCTGGAACATCCCAGCAGTTAATATTGCCAGCCACGGTTCTGCGCTCACCTTCACCAAAGAAAGGATAGACGCTGTGCTGTAGCCAAGAAGGAAACATCAGTAGCTTACCTACCTCTGGTCTAACTATTCTTGACTGTGAAGGTCTTAGACGCTCAGGGTCTAATATCTGATTCAATCCATAAACGAAGTTTAAGTAGCCGTTTACGGCTCCTGATGAATTGTATAAATCAGCGTTCTTACCTAACTCTGCTATCTGTGGTGGCACCATAGTCCATGTGGTGAATGAAATTCCCATCAGCGAAGATGTGCCATGGTCATGGATAGGGTTGAAGTCACCCTCATAGCTGTGCACCGACCAAAGATCATCTATATTAATGTGCTTGGGTCTGACATTCGCTCCCACCATTTTCACAAATTGCTGAATGTAATTCACAGCGAGCGTTTCGACCAATCCCACGAATGGTTTTAATTCTTCGGTCTTGTAGTCCATGAACAGTTGCTCACCTTGGTTTATTTGACCAACCAAATGATCGGCGTGTGATTTCTTGTTGTCGTCTTTCTTTAATTTGTTCAGGTATTTATTTAATGCGTTAACCGTTTGCTCGGTTAACTGGTGCTCTAACATAAGGGCAGAAGGTAGTGGGTAAACTGTGTACTTTATTCCTTCACTCAAAATGGTGACTCCATTTCTACTTCTTGTATTAGCTTATCTAAATAAAACCTGTGTTTCTTTAAGTCTTCCAACGGTTTGTTTTTGTACTTATATCTGTGCATATATTTTATACAGGCACCCTCCAAATAGTATTTAAAGTTTGGTCCTAATTGTTGTTTGATGTAATCAATACACTCAACCTCACTAGAGGTATAGTGAGGCGGTGCATTAACTAAGTCTATTGAATCGCTCATTTCTTTTTGCGTCCTATATCCTTAAATTTCCTCGGGCGACTCTTGGAGGTGTATAAGTGTGATGATAAACCGAGCCACCCTTGGAAGTTAAAAGGGAATGGTTTCATCCTCCTTTTTGTCGTTGGCTAAGTCAGCCAACCCTTCTCCGCTAGAAGAAGTCTCTTCTGCATCATCGCCGTCTTTAGCGGCTAACAATTCAAAACTCTCTTCAATCAAAGTCTGTTGCCACTCAGGTAATGAGTCAAATACATCGCACATTTCTTTGGTTTCTTTTGATGTGTTGCCGTTGAACTCATCGCAGTAAAGATTAAGGTCAAAGATGATTGGATCATTTTGTGTGGCTGTCTTTTTAAACTCGTCTGGTTTAAATATAGCTTTGATTCTTGCCTTTTCATTAACGTGCTCTACTTCTAAAGTAGCTGGAGCACCTATCATCTTGTCTATTTCAAAACCCTCGAGTTCTTCCTTAGTAAAGGAAGTTCCACGCCACGTTACTAAGTCTTTGTACAAAGTAGCGTTCTCATTCAGAGAAACCGTGTAGGTTTTAGATATACTCATGGGTCTACCGTCTGCCATTTTCTCCGATGGTATTTCCCAAGACACATTTAATGTATGTCTTTTTTTCTTGGGATTATCTTTGAACTGTTCCTCTCTTGTACCTTGGTCAACGATCTTATAACATATCGCTGTGTAGTTACCTTCTGGCAATGGTTCAAAGTCACCGCCACTTGCTGTTATTTTTATACTCACAATATTTCCTCCATTTTTTGATTTGATTTAATTGTAAATTAGTGTAGGATTATACAGTTTTTTATAAACATAGCAATAGTGAGATACGACCTTGAAAATAAGCAGACCTAACACCAAAAACTTCGACCGACCCTTAACCTCAGATTACCAAGCACAATTTTTAAGTTTCATGCAAGAACAAGGCATGGAACCTGACCCGAAAACAGGATTGGTGGTTGATGGAAGCATCGGAAGAGCTTACGTCAATCTTGGTGGTGAAAGAAAGCTGTCTGGTTGGTACCAGCTCTGGATAGAGCAAAGTGTCCCCTTTGGTCGAGTGGGAGACTATCGTATCTCAATGGACCAACCGACAGCGATCTGGAAACCAGAAAATAGAAAGCGCCAGACCATTACTAAAGCAGAACGTGAAGAGATAGAACTCCTACAGAAAGAAGTAGAGATTAAAAAGGCTGCTAAGTACAGCAAAGCTGCTAAACGTGCTCAAGGTATCTGGGATGGCGCTGTTCCTTGTGAACGTCATGCTTATTTAGAACGCAAACAAGTATTGTCTTATGGTTTACGTCAAGACGAAAAAGGTTTGTTGATGATCCCACTGCTGGACATCAATCTATCGGTGGTAGGTCTACAATATATCAATGACGATGGCACCAAGCGTTTCCTCACTGGTTCTAAAAAAAGCGGTAGCTTTTTTATATTAGGACAAGAGATACTCAAGTCGGCAGACACCATTTATTACGCAGAAGGTTACGCTACGGCTGCTTCTGTACACAAAGATATGTCATTACCTGTCTTTGTCGCTTTCGATGCTTACAACCTATCTGCGGTAGCAGAAACCGTCTTTGAAACACTGAAAGACCGTAAGCATATCTTTATAGCGGACAACGATGACAGTCAAACGGGTGAAAAGGAAGCTGTTAAAGCCTGTAAATGGATCACTAAGAACAAAGGTATGGCTGAGGTACACATGCCAGAAACAAAAGGCGATTACAACGACCATAGGGTGGTCAGTGGTGAAGTATTGCCCGCACTACAGAATATCGATGTCCCCACAGAAGTCGATTTTACAAAATCCGAGAAAGGACGCATGTTGAACATCAAAGACAATGTATTGGGAGTTATGAAGACACACAGTATTGATTGCAATTACAACGTCATTAAGAAGAGAATGGAAATAGACATACCCAACACTAAGTTTATCGCTGACATGAAGGAAGAAGCGAGTTTGGTCGAAATAGAAGACCGCTGTATCAAGATGGGTGTCCCGCACACTCGAGTTAGAGATTATTTGAAGGTTTTGGCTAATGAATACAATCCTGTCATTGAGTGGATAGACGGTCAGCCTTGGGATGGCACTTCACGGCTACAAGACTTCCTAGATACGATTACTTCTAGCACACCCACAGCTCTGAAAGACATGTTGCTCAAGAAATGGTTAATTTCATGTGTGGCAGCTGCTTATGAGCCCAAGGGTGTCGAATTAGAAGGCATATTGGTGTTCCAAGGTGCTCAAGGTCTAGGTAAAACGCTTTGGTTCAAGAGATTGTGTGATTACAACACAGGATGGCTATTAGAAGGCGCAACGCTGAACCCAAGTGATAAGGACAGCGTAAAAAGGGCGGTCAGCCACTGGATAGTCGAACTCGGAGAGATCGAATCCACCTTTAAGAAGAGTGATATAGACCAATTAAAGGCATTTGTAACGGCGAAGACGGACGAACTGAGGTTACCCTATGATAGAGCCTTCACAACGTATCAACGGCGCACAGCGTTCTACGCTAGTGTTAACGCAAGAGAATTTCTTACCGACAGCTCTGGAAACCGAAGATTCTGGTGTATCTCAGTCACTGACATCAACGTGAATCACGGTATCGACATGCAACAACTGTGGGCTGAGGTAAAAGAGACTTTGTATGTACAAGGGCAGAAGAACTGGTTTTTAAGCCCCGATGAGCGCGAGCTATTGCAAGATAGTAACGAGGGCTACCGTACCCAGTCCAGTGTCGAAGACTTGTTGCTGCAACACGTTAACTTTGGCAGTGAATACGCAAAGCCTGTACAGATGACTAAGCTACTGCGGGACTTGGGGATTGGAAATCCAAGGATGCCCGATTTTAAAGACGCAGCGAGGGTGCTCTTTGAGCGGGGGGTGGAACCCAGACGCTCCAATGGAAAGAAAGTCTACGATATAGATTACGACACGCCACAAGACGACATTCCATCCAGTAACTACGGAGGGTTTGATTGATGAACTGCTGGCACTGTAAGACTAAGCTAATTTGGGGCGCAGACCACGACAGCGAAGATGGGGATTGGTCTATTGAAACTACCTTAAATTGTCCCAAGTGCAACTCAATGGTGATGGTTTACTATCCACGGAGTGACGATGATTGACAAGACAGTGGCGAAGGAGGCGTTGTTTGACGTAGGCATTGGGTTCGCACTGTCCTTTCCTGTGGCGTTCACTGTGCTGACCTTCACGACCGCTGCTGACCTATCAGTGACGACAACGGCGATGGTGCAAACAGGTGTATTCACTTTCATTGCACTGTTACGAAAATACTACGTCCGACTCCTTTTTAAAAGAAACGGTAGTAAATAAGGGTGAAGTGCATGAAACAGGGTGAGGTAGGGGTTAAGGTACACTGTAAAGAAAACCAAGTAAACAAAGGGTTTTCTCTTATAGGTAGTGTTAGGTATATACTTATAATAATAATAAATATATATAGTAGTATAACGGTATAAATGGGCGTTTATAGGGGTTTAGTATTGGGTATAGATAAACCGCCATACACTGCACACTGTACACTGCTGGTTTTAATGGGAGCTATTAATGACTGAATTTAAGTATGATGAGAGCCGTAGCTATGACGATAATTTCTATCGATGGTGGGGATTGAATAGCACGGAGAGAAGAGAGTTCTTACAAGAACCTTACCACGCTCAAAAAGCACGAATGATATTCAACAAAAAATACTCTTCTTATGAGAAGAACAGTATGTTTGAAAAGATGAAAAGAAAGATGGATGATTTCTTCTAGTGTTATTCTTGGTAGAATGAATAAAAGGAAATGAACTATGGCAAGACCAAAGAAAGAAAGACCTAAGCTAGTCGATGCTCCCGCTCAATTTGAGAAGGACGAAGAGTTTGGTTTGACAGAGATGCAGACAGCTTTTGTGTGGTATTACACAGAAGGATCATGTAGTCAGACAGAAGCAGCTAGACGAGCTGGTTACGAGTACCCAGCAGTAGCAGCTAACAAGATGCTAAACGGTAAAGACTTTCCTAGCGTTACCAAAGCCATACGAGTCAAGCAAGATGAGTTAGCTGAGAAGTATGCGATAACTCCAGCCAAGACTGGCACGATGTTGTGGAAGATCACCGAGACTGCATACGAAAGCGGACAACTTAACGCAGCTGTGTCAGCCATCAAAGAGCTCAATCAATTAGCTGGTTTAAACATCAGTAGATCACAAAGCGTTAACATAAATGCGAACTTAGACACGATGAATAAGGACGACATCAAGGAGAGATTGTCCAAGCTATTAGGCGCAGATGTGGAGACTTATTCCGATAAGGACATGTAAGTGAAATAACTAAGCAATGGGGCGCTCTCCGTCAAAACGTCTAAAAATCCAGAAAAACTCTCAAAATCTCAAAAACTCCAATGAAATCAATAGCTTAGAGCTATATTAACTTGTACATCTATTTATAACTATGTGCAATACTGTGAGCACAGCTGTCACAACACTAAAGTAGGAGTCCCTTGGGGTCGGGCTTTTTGCTGGAAAACGATTATTGTTGACCCCTCACACCCCCTAAATGACAGATAGATATATAGTTATAGTTATAGCTAAGTTACACGCACTAAATCACCAAAAAATCTCATCGTACCCCTTGTGTAAATAAGTATAAATATTGGGACTCTTTTGGAGTTGGTGTTATACTCAGCACATGGTCAACTCACGCAACAAAGGAGCTTCGTTTGAAAGAGAGGTCGTTAAAAATCTGAACGAATTTTTTTCACAAAATAATTTGGATGTAACTTGCAAGCGTAATTTAGACCAATATCAACAATCGGGCGAGTGTGATATTCCAATCCCGTTTCACGCCGTTGAGTGTAAACATTACAAAGAAGGTAATTGGCTTAAATCAGAGTGGTGGCGACAAGTTTGTGACTCAGCAAAAGACAACGAAATTCCTGTGCTGGTTTTCAAATTCAACCGCATACCAACCAGAGTGTGTATACCCCTTCATGCGATCAATACCGACTGGGAGGTGGACAACCAAAAAATCGCCGTGATCCCTTTCGAGGACTGGTTGGATGTTTTAAAGAAAAATTGGAGTATTTATGAACAAACAAGTGAATCCTAACCACGGCATAACTGGAGCTAAAGTCACGCCAGCTGACGTAAAGCTCTTCATGGACTTCATTAAGGGCAAACGTCCCAAAAAGGGAAAAATCGTGAAATCCACGAGGGCTGTGCAGAATAATAGTTACAGGGATGCGGACGTATACTTCATCGACTTTAAGCATAAGAAACTTTATGAGGTACTCAAGCGTATTGCCAATACCGTTAATGCTCATTTTAATTACAACATAGATGGTATAGAGAAAGCTCAGGTAATTAGGTATAAAGCACCTTCTAATGGTTACGATTACCACATAGACCTAGGCAATGACGAAGAAGCATTGAAACGTAAGATAAGCGTGTCGTTGATATTGAACGAGGATTATGAAGGTGGAGAGCTTTGCTTTAGGTCTGGAGTAGAGGAGCAGTGTCTAAAAGGGACTTCTGGAGACGTTGTAGCCTTCAGTTCCTTCGTTCCACACAAAGTTAACCCAGTCACTAAAGGACAGCGCTACGTTGTTATAGTCTGGTTTACAGGTTCTCCTTTTAAATAATTTTTGATAGACTGCATTAATGTCTCTAAAAGATGCAATAGAGAGGGCAGTACAAGAGAACGTAGATCGAGCAAAACGTACACAAGAGCTTTCAATGGAGTACCACCCAAGCGCTGGTCAGATGACCAATTTTCTTGGTATGTTGGCTCCCGGCGCTGGAGTAGCAGACGCAGCTGGTGAATACCCAGCCTTACCTTCTTACGATCAACCAGTTACAGAAGCTTTTTCCAATGCACCTTATCCGTCCATGTCGGAGAACATAGCCAACCGAAACATCTTCGATGCCAGTATGCAAGGACTGGGAGTCGCTGGCGATGCTTTGTACGCAACCCAACTTGGAGCGCCAGTTGGATTTTTAACAAAAGGGTTAGGAGCTATGGGTACGGCAATGAGAGCTGCCAGTAAAGCCGACAAAGCTGGCATTACTGCACTTAAACCTACAAAAATTGATGCTGAAAGCATATCCTCCATCACAGATTGGGTAGACAGCAGTAAAGAGCCTTGGACGCAAAAAAACCTTTTAAGGACTGTAGATGATTATGACTTAAAAAATGTTTCTAAAGATTATCTACAAAAAAGTGATTTATTGGACAAAGATGGCAATGTAACTCTATACAGATATTTAAACATACCAGAAGGTGAAACATTGCAGATAGAAGAAGGAATTAAAAGCCTTACCACAGACCTTGAACACGCAAAGCAAATGGCTAAAGAGCGCAGTTCATTGCCAATGCAAAGATTAAAAGAAGGTGAGACCTTAACTCAAGCAGAAAAAAGTGGTTTATCTTCTTCTTTAGACAGAGCTTTAAGTGGAAAATATGAGACATACAACCTAGAAAGACCCGCAACCGTCCTTGAATACAAAGTACCTATAGAAAAAATAGAAGGATATTTACCAGCTCTATGGAAAAATTTGGATGAAGAATCTTTACAAGGATATAAAAGATATGTAGCAGAAGATCGTTATAGCAATTTAATTGACGATGCTATAGAACAAGGTTTAGATTATGATGAAGCACTTGAAGAGGTGGCAAATAGCGATGCTATTTCTGACTTCATAGGTGATTATGTAAGCACTATTTCTGATGAGTCAGAGGCTTTAGTTGATTTAACGGGGATAAAACCAAACAAGATTAAGGGCATCGAATCCTTAGATAATACAAGCAGATTGAAAAGAGCAAAGGAAATGGGTTTTCGTACAGACGAACCCGTTTACCACGGGACACACTCGAAAGATATTGATGCGTTTGATGATAAGTTTATAGGTGATCGTGACGAAGGTTTCTTTGGCAGAGGACACTATTTCACCAGTAGTTCTGGAGAAGCATCATGGTATGGTCCTAATGTTGGCGAATATTACACCAGAGGAAAATTATTAGACCTGTCGCCAACAAAAGCTAACTCAAATATGGAATTGGAAGACATAAAATATTTTAAATTTTGGACAAAGAAATTAGACAAGCTGGATATGCTGGACGAACCAACAAAAAAAGGCCTAAAAACAATCAACAAGATAGATGACTATGTGGACAATAATGTTAAATTTATCAAAGCAACAGATTCTTATGGCAATGAAGGTGTGGCTGCTTATGTCAGACATCCCACGAATAAATTTGATGAAATATCTGAAGAAGTAGAGCGTATATATTCTAACTTTGGTGTTGCAGACAA